GATGGAGAGGACAGGATTTCACTAATTACAATTTCTTTTTAAAGCATACTGGTAAATATCATATCTTAAAAGTACAATCTAGATCAGTAGAAAAAATTAACCTAAAGTTTAACTCAGCAGAACTTAGAGCTAGGTTACCAATAGGTAAGAAGCTTTCTATATCAGCTGGTGCAATAGCTAGAGGACATGAAAGAGCATATGGATATAATCCAATAGAGATTTGGTTAAATGAAACTTCAGTAGATGAAAATGGAAATGAATTTCCAACTAACCAATGGTACCAATTAGGATATGAAAATGGATACCAAGATGTGTTTTATACACAAACAAGCACAGATCCAAATACAGGTCAAGAAATAACTACACAGGATTGGTACTGGGTAGATGAAGATGGAAATCAAGTTGCATCATCAGACTTAGACTTCAGAGAAAGAATAATGCCAGAGCTTATGAATGAATTTAATGGACTAGCTTGGGATCAATTAGATTCATGGGTAGAAGTAGCACCTATAATAGGATTAGATTTCTACCATTATAAAAGAGATTTCTGGTTCCATGGATATGCTAATTACATTTTACCTTACCATAGATATATTAAAGGAGATGAAGAAGCATCTTACTTAAATAGAAACAATTGGGGAAAAGGTGGATTAAGACAAGATGCAGAATTAGAACAATGGTCTGATTACTCATTTGGAGCATCATTGGGAACTAAAATAGGAAAAAATTTAGGTATATTTATACAAGGAGAATATTCCAAAATGTGGGATAGTAAATTATATCAAACAACATTCGGTATTAACTACTCTTTTAAATAATATAAAATGGCAAAACAAATAGGTGAGGAAACTAAAATTACATTAGACCTCAAAACAATAGGTATAGTTTTATTTGGTTTAGCTACTGTTATAGGAATGTGGTTCTCTCTTCAAGCAGATATAGAAGAAGCAAAAGAACTACCAGAACCTGAAATTCAGAGAATAGAATTTCAAATGAAAGATGAAGCTATTAGAGACGCTATTATAAACACTCAGGATGATGTAGAAGAAATTAAGAAGCAGCTTAATAAAATTGATGAGAGGCTTTTCGACTTACAAAAAAGAAACTAATATGAAAAAGTTTATAGTTTTAATACTAATATTATTTTCAAGCTTAATTTATGGTCAACAGATTTTAAATGATGATAATTTTGAACAAGCAGTAGAAGGAAGATCGGCTTTTCAAGATGATAATATTTCGATAGTCGTCGTAGAATTTTGGGCATCCTTTAATGATGATAATTCTTTTGAACATTGGGATAAAATAGAAGGAGTTAAATATTATAGATGTGATATCGCTAAAGCACCAAAAGCTAAAAAGAAACATAAGGTTAGAACAATACCTCACATTATTATATTTAAAGATGGCTTTGACGAGGTACACTTTAAAGCAGGTTTAGACTTTACAATATCAGAATCACTAGAAGACATTCAAAAAGAGATTGATGAACTAAAAAAAGAAAGTAAATTTTAATTATGAAAAAATTGTTATTACTATTATTGTTAGTGCCTACCTTATCCTTTAGCCAATTACAAATTGGTAATTGGGCTGTTGAAGAAGATAAAATGCTTCATTATATTGGAGGAGTTGCTATAACTAGTATTGCCCACGATTTAATATTTGAAGAAACACAAAATAAGGATAAGGCTGTTATGTATTCAATGGCTACTACTTTAGCTTTATCTGCTTTTAAAGAAATATTTATAGATAAAAAAGGTGATGGGAATGACATAGCTGCCGGAATGTATGGAGCTTTAACAATAGGGGTAGTTATTTCTATAGACGATATTTTTAAAAAGAAAAAAAGAAAAAAATTAGCCCGAAGAAATTCAAAATACTAAAACACATGGCCAACCCAGTAGCTTGTATGATTGCAATAAATGATGTTAAATCATCAGTTCAAGGAAACGATCCAAGAACTTGGATGAAAGCCTGTGCAATAGAAACCTTATTAAAAGGTAAAAGTGGTAAGCATTTTAAAAATTGCTTGATAGGTAAAATGGAATCTACTGCTCAACACATCGAAGACCCAGCAGGATACGCTGAAGAATTATATAGTAAAATAAAAAATAAATGTAGTTAATATAAACTAAAATACAAAATTATGAGTTGTTACACAAGAGAAGAGATTAAATGCGCCGTAGAATCAAAAGGCCATAAATGGTTTGAGAAAGGAAATTACAATTTAAATATAGTTGGAGTTAGAAACTCCTCTACTGGAGATAAAGTTACAAATAAGTTTGATGATTGTATAACAGTATCTTATAATGTAGATGGAGAAGAAAAGTTCCATTGTTTTAAAGCAACCACAGACCCCGGAAAGTATTGGGAAGAAAATATTATGAGAAAAGATGGGGTTGCTATTTTAGTTCCTGGGCAGTATAGAAGTTCTCATAAAATAAGAAAACATCAAGGTAAATATGAAGCTTTATGTCAACAAAAAGATGTTAAAGTATATAGAGATAATAATAAAGATGGAGTATATGATATGTTAGCCGAAAGTATACAAGAAGGTATATTTGGTATTAACATACATAAAGCAGGTTCCAGAATAAATGGGTCAACTCAAATAGATAAATGGTCCGCAGGTTGTCAGGTATTTTCCAAAGAATCAGATTTTAATCAATTAATGGATTTAGCCTACAAAGCTAAAGATTTGTATGGTAATTCATTCACATACACCTTAATTGAATCAAAAGACGTAGTTTAAAATGAAATCAACAACCACCCTATTTATAGCAATAACAAGTATGTCACTAGGATTTATATGTTCCTACTTTATGGAACTCACAATGCAGAATGCAGAACAATATTTAGCCATTACTACTTTAGTATTTGCTGATGGTTTTTTTGGTATAGTTGCTGGAATTAAAAGAGAAGGATTTAAAACTTATAAGGCTATAAAAATATTAAGAACCTTAATTTTTTGGGTTATTATGTTAACTCTAATATTAGTTATTGAGAAGAGCATTCCTGGAGCTGGGTGGTTAAGTGAAACAATGCTTATGCCCTTAGTAATTTTCCAATTAATAAGTACTATAAAAAATGCATCTATGGCTGGTTTTATTAAAGCCAATGTTTTAAACCAGATTCTAGATGGTATTGATAAACATAAGGGCCTTAGAAAATAGGTTGTCTTAATTCAATTTTCTTATTATATTTATCACCATGTATAGATACAACGCTAAATTAGATCGGGTTGTTGACGGAGATACTGTCGATGCCTTAGTAGACTTAGGATTTGATACCTGGAAAAAGGTAAGAGTTCGAATGATGGGTATGAATGCCCCTGAATCCCGTACACGAGATTTAGAAGAAAAAAAATTAGGACTAGCAGCTAAAGCAAGATTAATTGAATTACTAAAAGATGGTAATTTTATTTTACAATCCCATGGGGTTGGAAAGTATGGCAGATGTTTAGGTACTATATTTGTAGAAGATGTAGATATAAATAAAACTTTAATTAATGAAGGACATGCAACAGAATACTTTGGGGGTGCTAGGTAAAATTAAAAAAGGAATGTTTCCATTTCTTATTGCCTTTTCTGCCCTATCCGTAAGTGCATCAGCAGCATTTTACTCAGTTAGTGGTTTAAGTAAACTATTTGCTGGGGCGAGTTTAGAGGTTATTATAATGGCGGGTTCACTAGAATTTGCTAAGTTAGTAACTGCTTCACTTTTATATCAGTATTGGGACACCCTTAATAAAACACTACGAACTTATTTATCTATATCTACAATAGTATTAGTATTAATTACTAGTATGGGTATTTATGGGTTTTTAAGTGCAGCTTATCAAGAAACATATTCTAAATTATCAACTATAGAAAATCAAAAAGGTTTTATCCAAAAGAAAATTAATTTTTACCAAAATGATGTAAACAGATATGATGAAGAAATTGAAAGAATATCTAGCAATATTAGTACTTTATCTAATGCAAAAGCTTCGACCATCCAAGTACGAGACACCTCGGTATCTGGGGGATTTAGACAAACAATCTCTACAACTGAGCTTAGAATGGCGCAGAGTCGTATTAATATTGAGGAGGAGAATCGTAAATTGGCGCAATCAAAGAGATCAATAGCATCAGATAGCCTCCAAAAATTTCAATTACAAGTACTGGATTTAGATAATAATAATGAAGTGGCTGGAGAATTAGGACCATTACAGTATTTATCTAATTTGACCGGTACTTCAATGGATAAAATTATCAACTGGTTATTACTTATTATAATATTTGTATTTGATCCCTTAGCTATATCTCTAGTAGTTGCAGCTAATTTTGCATTTGATAAAGCTTACCCAAAAAAGCAGTATAGAGAAAATCTATATGGGGAAGAAGTAGAAGTTTTATCTCCTCGAGATATTTCTAAAATAGTAAAAGAAAACGAAAACTCCTCCCCACCAAATGAAGACTTAACTAAAGCCGCTATGGAATTTGAAGTTAAAGATGCTGAGGAAATGCAAACCCAAGAAGAATTTCTAGAAAATTTAAATAAACTTGAAAAGATAAAAGATTGGGAAGCAGCAGAACGAAGAATGGAAATCATAGGTCAAAATGGTAATAATGGGGAACATTATGAAGATATACCTAAAGAACTTAGTTGGTTAGACTTGGATGGTGATGGTTTTATTTCCCAAGTAGAACTTAAAGATGCTTATAAAAATATTTCTAAATTAGAAAAAATATTAAAGTCTGATATATCTAAAGATAAACAAAAATATATCTTAAATCTTATTAATGAGATCAAAAAAAGAATAAAATCGGACGATACTAAAACTTATTAAAAGTAATGCACGGGAGACTTGGCTACCCGGGAGAGGGTTCGTATATTCACCATGTTGAGCAATTAGGCACAACATTAAAATCAAGGTTATGAGTAAAATTTCAATTAAAAATCAGGAAGATAGAAATGATGTGATGGTGTGGGTTTCAGACCTATTCAAAGATGTTAATGGGTTTAGACCTAGAGGGTATAAATTTAATGAATGGTCTAACCAGGAATTAGAGGATTTCGTTAATGATCTTATTGAGATTTCTGAAAAGCAAGCAGCTGAAGAAAGAGCTTGGGAAAATAAAGCCATTAATGATGTAATATCAGTAGGTGCTGATGATAAAGAAACAGCATTAAGGTGGTTAGATCAAGCTGATGCTTATTTCATGTATGGTGATGATGAGTTTTATACCGATGATATTGAAAAATATGGTTGGGTTGCTAAACATTTTGAAAAAACAGCAGCATAAAAATTAGGCTCCCCAAATGGGGAGTCGTATATTTAAGTATATTAATAAAAACAAATAAAGGTCATGAAAGAATTTATTAAATCTATTAAGGAAAACCCCAGAGAATTTGTAGAAACCATAGTGTTAATGAGTACACTATCAGTATTATTTTATGTTTCAATGTGGATTTTTTATTAATGAATAGTCCTTATAGCCCCGTAACATCGAGAGAGCAATTAGAAAAGAAATTCTCTAAGCTACGTAAACTAACATATAATGCCTTTAGGTGGTGGCGAATGTATGATAACCCCAATAAACCTTTGTGTAATAGATCACCATTTCGTGATCGTATATTAAATGGTGATTTTGATTATTCACATTACAAATACCAAGCAGATTGGTGTGAGCATGAAATGAATGATATTGCTAAGGAATGTGGGGATGATATAGGTAAATTTGTTGAAAAGACCTCACTATTACGTTCTCGTAGAAAACGTTTGCTTGAAGATTTTGAAAAAGATGAAAATGGTAAATTAGAAATGTTAATAAAAGCATTTACTGTTCATTTTAGATGTAATGAAGAACAAGTTTATGAAGAAATTTCAAAATGTAGTGGTTCCCTGATGGATCTTTACTATATTATAGAAGAGAAATATAAAATAGTTCATATGCCTTACCCCTTAAAGCGTAGAGGACGACCTAAAAAAGTTATATAAATGAAAGTATCACACGAAGTGCCTAGATGTTTATTAAATGCATCACAAGTTTTTAATGATTATGATTATTGTTTACCTCATCTATTAGATCAAGATGAAGAATATAAACAATATTTTGAAAAGGCTAGGGATGAAGGACGTTATGTTATTATGGATAATTCACTTCATGAATTAGGAGAAGCATATGATTATGATAGATTAAGATATTGGGTTAATGAATTAAAACCTAATGAATTTATAGTACCAGATGTTTGGATGAATTGTTCTCAAACAGCGGCACAAGCTAAGTATTGGAGACAATTTAAATATCCTAAAAACACCAAACTTACAGCTGTAATTCAAGGTGAAAATAAAAACCAAGCGTATCTATGTGCTAACCTATTAGCTGGATTAGGATATGACAAATTATGTGTATCTTATGGTGCTACTTGGTATAACGATTTCTTCCCACACACCAACTCAGATATGGGAAAAGCATTAGGTAGAGTACGATTTGTACAAGGTCTATTAAAATTAAAACAATTAAAAGATATTAAATTCCATTTATTAGGGTGTTCAATCCCACAAGAATTTGGTTGGTATGATGATGGTTTCCCATCAAGAATAGAATCAATTGATACTTCAAATCCTATAATGGCAGCCTTAGATGGAACTAGATATAGTAGTAATGGTATGAATTACAAACCAGAAGCTAATATGAATGATTTTTTTGATATTGAATATGAAGATATAAATTACTTAGATATACTTTATAATACAACTAAATTTAGAGAAATTAATAATTTAAAAACCAAATAGTTATGATGTCACTTTATGATTACCAAGGTCACGCCGATAAAAACGGGACGGGATTAAAAGTTAATGCTTATGCACAACTTAAAAAACAACCTTATAAAAAAAGGTTATTAGAATTTAATAATACAGAAGTATTTTTATATACTAAAGAATTTTTAGATGAATATTTTAAAATAGAAGAAATTTTTAATAAATAAGTTATGGCAAAGTTAACAAGAAATGTAAACTACTGTAATTACAGATGGGAAGAATACGTGCTAACAGAAGAAGAACTAGCACAGTGGAAAACAGGTGATGAAGATCTCCAACAAGAGATTATAGATAACGCCGATTGGGATCTAGTAAGAGATAAACCAATTGACGATTATAGTGAACCAGAATTTGTAGAAGAATAAAGATATGGCAGAATTTATAAAACACGCATTAGGTCTTTGTGGAGAGCACTATCATCCAAATTTATGGACACTTCTTATAGGAGGGGTTGGATTCTCTACTTTCTTTTCGTATGTTCGATCATACATAAAATGTAAATTTAATCAAGCGTTAGCCTATACGCAAAATACCTGGCAAAAATTAAATAAATAAATATGGCACATTGTGTAGTAAGTTTAAGTGGTGGAATGGATAGCAGCACCCTATTGTTAAGAGCTATCGAGAAGTATGATACAGTAACAGGTATCTCATTTGACTATGGTCAAAAACATAAAGTAGAGCTAGAAAGAGCTCAATCTTTAATTGATTACCTTGCAAGTAAAGGTCATAACGTAAATTATCGTCAAATTAAACTAGATGGATTAGTAGATTTACTAGATTCTGCATTAGTAGAAGGTGGAGATGATGTACCTGAAGGACATTATGAGCAAGATAATATGAAAGAAACAGTTGTTCCTAACAGAAACAAAATGTTTGCTTCAATTACTCAAGCAGTTGCTTTATCTGTAGCAAATAGAACAGAAGACGTTTGTGATATTGCTTTAGGTATTCATGCTGGTGATCATGCCGTTTATCCTGATTGTAGACAAGAATTTAGAGATGCAGATGATGCAGCTTTTAGAATGGGTAATTGGGATGCTGATAGAGTAGGTTACTTTACTCCTTATTTAGATACTGATAAGTTTGGTATATTACAAGATGGAGAAAAGTTATGTGAAGTATTAGGTATTGATTTTGATGAAGTTTATAAAAGAACAAATACCTCTTATAAGCCAATCAAAGTATACAGTAGACCTGAAACAAATGCTTACGAATGGTATAGTGATTATAAATCAGCTTCCTCAGTAGAACGTATTGAGGCCTTTATTAAATTGGGTAGACCTGATCCTGTTGGATATGCTGATGAAACAGGTGTAGTTAGTTACCAAGTTGCAAAATCTCATGTTGAGAAAGTTCTTGCTGAATACGTATAATTACCAATAAAATTATAAATTAAAAAGTAATGAATGCAACACAAAATGGTAATACTCAGTTAAATTCTGAGAGAAACAACTTGAATAAAAGGGTTGATAATCTTAGATTACTAAGTAAAACTAAAAAAGTACAATGGGATAGTATGAGAAGACACCGTACTATTTAAAAATTAAAAAAGTTATGAAAAAACAAGAATTACCTGATGCAAAAAAACACCAGCAAATTTCTTTCATTAAATCAGGGATCCGTATCTTAGGGTACGGAACCTTATGGTTTAGTTTGGATACCGCAATTATTTTACTTATATTAAGTGAAATAGTAGGAATAGGAGAAGAATTAGTTTAAATTATAAAAATATGAAGTTATATTATTTTAGTGCACCTTGGTGCGGACCTTGTAAAATGCTAGGACCACAAATGGAAAAAAGTGGCTTACCATACACAAAAGTAAATGTTGATACCGATACAGATTTATCAGCTAAATTTGGGATTAGAAACGTTCCAACATTATTAAAAATAGATTCCCAAGGGAATGAAATATCTAGAATTGTAGGTGTAAAACCTATACAAGAAATCAAAAATTGGTATAATGGGTAAATTTCAATCAAGTAAAGTATTTGACGGGTTTAGTACAGTGTTCCGTCAATGGAAAGCAGAAGACACACACTGTAGATTCGTACATGGTTACGGTATTTCATTTAAAGTTTATTTCGAAGGTGACTTAGATGAAAGAAATTGGGTTTGGGATTTTGGAGGAATGAAAAGAGCCAAAGGAACAATAGATGGTATGTCCCCTAAAGCATGGATGGACTTTATGTTTGATCATACTATAATTGTAGCTGAAGATGATCCTTATGCTGCCGCTTTTGCCCAAATGCATGAAGCTGGAGTAGCTCAAGTAAGATTTATTCCTGCTACTGGTGCTGAAAAATTTGCAGAATACATTTTTGATAAATTAAATGAATTTATTTTCCCAGAAACAGAGGGCAGAGTAAAAGTTACAAAAGTTAAGTTTATGGAGCATGGAAAAAATGCTGCCTATTATAGTGAATAAAAGTTATATAGTGAATAAAAAACCACTTAAAAAAATTATATGGAACACAAGCAATTAAAGCGTATTGAGGATTACGATAAAAACCTCCCGATTGTAGAAATCTACACTGCAGTACAATCAGAAGGATCAAGAGCAGGATACCCAACAGTAGTAATTAGAACAACAGGATGCACTCACAGATGTTATTTCGGTGAAGGTGGTTGGTGTGATTCTTGGTATACCAGTATCCACCCAGAAAAAGGACATTTTAATTTTAAAGACATTATTGCAATGTATGAGAAAAACCCTCATATTAAGGAAATGATGCTTACTGGAGGTTCTCCTACAATGCATGGAGCTTTAGTAAATGAACTAACACATTTTGCACATGAAAATAACATATTCATTACTATTGAAACTGAGGGATCTCATTTTCTGCCTACCGATTATCCTATTAACTTACTTAGTATTAGTCCCAAGTTTAGTAATTCTGTCCCCGTTGTTGGTGTTGAAACACCTCAGGGAGCAATTACAGATGAGAGAATGGTAAAACGTCATAATAAGTTTAGACTTAATTATGAAGCAATAAAACAATCAATTGATTACCATTCTGATTACCATATTAAACCTGTATGGGACGGTAAAGATGAAGGAGCATTATCCGAGATTATGGAATGTATTAATATCCTAGAAGTACCACAACATAAAGTCTGGTTCATGCCTGCTGGAGATTCTAGAGAAGCACTATTTAAATCTTATCCGGTATTATTTGATTGGGTTAGAGATAATGGTTATAGAATGACTTGGAGACCTCATATTATCGCTTTTGAAGATCAACGCGAAGTATAGTGGATAAGCAAGAAGCCCTTCGTATATTAGGGGAAATAGAAGAGAACATCAATGTCTGTTGTGCCATAACAATGGAACCAGATGAAGTATTAGTATTAGTAGATAAATTAAAAAGTTATATAAATGGAGAACAAACGTAGAAAAGTTCACGAAGAATTAGAAGTAGTAAAAGTAGGTTATGCAAATGGAGTTGCTGAAGGATTTCCCTTCAATGATGAAGAAAAGTTAAAAATGATTGATAAAGCTGAAACAGCTTATGGTCAATTTTTAGATGCATTAAAATGTGATTGGAGAGATGATCCCAATTCAATGGAAACACCCCGTCGTGTAGCTAAAGCATATGTAAATGATTTATGGGCTGGTCGTTACACAGCAATGTCTCCAATTACATCATTCCCAAGTGATGGTTATGATGGTATTGTTATTGAACGTAATATACCGTTAACTTCAATGTGTTCTCACCACCATCAAACAATTGGAGGTGTTGTTCATATTGGTTATATTGCAGGAGAAGGTGGTCAAGTAATTGGATTATCTAAATTAAATAGAATTGTAGAATTATTTGGTCGTAGAGGAGCAATACAAGAACAATTAACATCAGCTATCCATAATGCTGTAGATAAAATCACAGATGGGAATAAAGGTGTTATTGTTACTATAGTTGGAACACACAATTGTGTTAGCTGTAGAGGAGTTAAACACCAAGGTGCAGCAATGGTTACTACTAAAGCATCAGGTGTATTTAGAGAAAACGATAATTTATCTCGTAAAGAATTTTTTGATAGTTTAAAAATTAATAACGGAGGACATAACATATAAGAGAAATGGCGTTAACAGTACACAATAAAATTATTTTAAGCTGGATAGATACTAATGAATTAGTTGATGTTTTATGTGAAAAAATAAAATTTGATCTACCTAATATAGATTCAGTTCATGGTATTCCAAGAGGGGGGTTAATCCCCGCAGTATTAATATCACATAAACTAGGTTTACCTTATGTAGGGGCAGTAGGTCCTAATACATTAGTAATTGATGATATATGTGATTCGGGAGTTACATTAGATAAAGGTCCTGGAGTTTATACAGCAGTATTACATTATAAACCCCATACCTCTTGTTTTAAGCCTACTATATGGTCTGAAACACATGAAGGAGATGAATGGGTTATATATCCTTGGGAAACTAAAGATTCAGACCCAATACAAGATTATTTAAAAAACAATTAATTTAAAAAAATAGAATATGGAATATTGGCAAATTAAAACTCAAAATGAATTTGAGAATGAAAGAGGTAGGATACAAAAAACAACTGAATTATATTTAGTAGTAGCAGTATCAGCAACTGATGCAGAAGCTAAGATGTACAAACATAATGAAGGTATGTCTAATTTTAGAGTTGTAGAAGTAAAGAAAACTAAAATACTAGAAGTAATAAACTAATGGGAAATTATATATTAAGATCACAACCAACATTTGATAAATTAATTAAAGATTTCTCTTTTACAAATGCTTTAGATGTGGGAGCCGGAGATAATAGGTATGCTGAAGCCTTTAAAAATAATGGAGTTGAGTGTTACACAACAGACATATTAGAATCAGATTTTCAAGGAGATTTTAATACACTAGATTTTGGAAGAAAATTTGAATGTTTGTGGGCGGCCCATGTATTAGAACATCAATTAAATGTTAATCATTTCTTAAAAAAATGTTTTAATCTCCTAGAAGAAGATGGTGTATTAGCAATATCAGTTCCCCCTATGAAACATTCAATAGTAGGAGGACATTTAACAGTATGGAATACAGGATTAATTTTATATAATTTAATTATAGCTGGGTTTGATTGTAGTGAAGCATCTGTTAAAACTTATGGGTATGACTGTTCCGTAATAGTTAAGAAAAAAACAGCAATACTTCCTGAGTTAGGGTATGATTATGGGGATATTGAAAAATTATCCCATTTCTTCCCTTTTGATGCAAGACAAGGATTTAATGGACAAATATTAGAACTAAATTGGTAAAAAACATGGGAAAACAATTAGAACTATTTAACAAAGCCGACGTGCCCTTTGTTAATGAAGTAGAAACATTTAATAGCACGTTTGGAAAACCAAACAATTATGAACCAACAATACCAGAAAAAAAGGAGTGGGAATTCGTATACGACTTTGTACTTGAAGAATTGGAAGAATATAGACAGGCTTGCGAAAACGGAGACATCGTGGAAGTTTTGGATGCTTTGTGTGATATTACTTATGTTTCCCTTGGGAACGGTGCTATGTTACACGGCCTTAAAGATAAGATATGGCCTGCGTATCAAGAAGTACAAGGAAGCAATATGTCGAAGTCTTGTAGCACTAAAGAGGAAGCCATGGAGACTGTCACCCTCCGCTCTAAAGAACAAGCTGAGCCATGTCACTTTGAACAGATCGAAGACCGATTCGTAGTATATAGAACACGTGATCGTAAAGTAATGAAGTCTATTAATTACTATAGGCCGGATTTGAAACAATTCTTTACACAAGAAGAATTAAAGAAAGAATATCTGTAAAAAACTTAGGCTCCCGTAGGGAGCCTTTGTATATTCACCCAAATAAAAGTTATATAATGGGTAAGAAAGATAAAAAAGTATACGAAATTGATGGTAAAAAATTAACTATCCAAGAGCTATTTTGGAATTATGAAAAATATCAAGATAAAGTACGAAGTGGTGATGTGATACGTTTAGATGAGAAAACACCACCTAAAGATAAAGAATGGGAAAAATTTTATAATGGTCATCTTGAAGAATTTAAAAAAAATAATTTTATATAATGTATAAAAAGTGTTATCAAGGTAAAAAATTAGGAGATAATTATTTTGAAATGCATCTATGGGAAGAAGATGGTGGTCATCAAATAGTCCCCTATAGAAATGTAGTATATCAGGAGTGTACTGAAGAAGAACATACACATAAGGGGTTAAATGGTGAATTCCTAAAACCTATATCTAAATGGTTTTATTCTAAAAATCCTGATTATAGTGCTAAAAACACCCCTAATTTACATTTTCATGATATGAAACCTCATCAAAAGTTTTTAGTTGAGCGTTATGGGGTAAATGATGTTCCTTCAAAAGGACATAGAGAAGTATTTTTTGATATTGAGTGTGAAATAGGAGGGGCATTAACTGAAGAATATATTGAAGATGCTCCTATGCCTATTACTTCTATTGCTTGGTGGGATAAACAAAAAGATTATTGGTCTATTCTTATTTTAGATAAAAAAAGTCAACTAGCACATACTAAAACAGGTAAAAATAAAAACAAAGAAATTATCCCTTGTGCTACCGAAAATGAATTATTAGCTAAGTTTGTTGAAGCAATAAGAGAAATGGATCCTGATATATTAGTAGGTTATAACTCGGATTATTTTGATATACCTTATTTATATTATAGAATGTGTAGAACAATAGGTAAAGATTGGGCTGATCATTTATCCCCTATTGGTAAAGTAGTTTCTAAGAAAAATAATAAATATTTCTTTAAACAAAATCAATATGTGGATATTGTAGGTATCGAATCTTTAGATTATATTCGTTTACATAAAAAATATAGTTGGAAGGATGAACCAAGTTGGAAATTAGATGCAATTGGAGCCAAGTATGTAGGTATGAATAAAGTTGAATATGAAGGGAACCTAGATCAATTATTTGAAACAGATATCCATAAATTTATTCAGTATAACTTTGTTGATGTTGAAATTTTACAAAAATTAGATGAAAAACTACAGTATTTAGCTTTAACTAAAAATTTATCTCATAAGGGAAAACACAATTATAGTGAAGTGTATGCTAATAGTATATCTCAAGATGGTGCCATTTCAGCTTATCTATTATCCCAAGATATAGTTCCACCTCCAAAAGAACCATTTCCACAAAAGAAAGATAGTTATGCAGGAGGGTATCTTTTCTGTCCTAAAGCAGGATTGTATAAGTATATGTTTGATGAAGATTTAACTTCGCTATATCCATCTATAATAATGTCTATAAACATAGGTAAGGAAACATTTGTGGGGCGTATTGTAGATGCTGATGATCGCAATAATAGACTGGGTCTTAACGATTTAAAAGAACGTGATCCTGAAGAGGAATTATTAGTTGAAAATAAAAAAAGACAACAAACTAATGTAAATGTTGGTAGACTAATAGCTATGATTGAACAAAGTAATTTAGCAGTTGCAGCTAATGGTTCAATGTTTAGAACAGATAAGGAATCAGTTTTATCTACTATCCTAAAGAAATGGTTTGAAGAAAGAGTTGTTTATAAAAACCGTATGAAAAAGGCTTATAAAGCAGGAGATAAGGAATTAGGTGAATATAATCATTTAATGCAATATACAATGAAAATTCTACTTAATAGTTTATATGGAGCTACAGCATTACCTTCATTTAGATATGGTATGAACTTTCAAACATTAAGTGAAGCCATTACCTTATCTGGACACAGAATAATACAAGAATCAGCCCTTTGCGCTAATAGACATATGAATAAAGTTATGCGAGGGGAATTAAAATTAAATATATAAATTATGGAAAATTTACAACCAAGAAGAGTTTTTAATAATTATCAAAGACTATTAAATCCCCTCTTTAAAGCTTTTGGTGTATTTGTAAGTACTACTGATGAAATAACAGAATTTAATAATGAATCACCATTAAAAAAACCAGTCATCCCTGAAGTAACTTTTACTCCTTCATCTGAAGCTAATGGTTGGAAATTTTCCATGAATCTTACTTATGATTTTAGTAATAACCCAAATAAAGAAGAAGTTTCTAAATTAATGAATGGTCTTATTTCTAATATCTCTAATCCTATACCAAAAAAATAAAGATGACATTAAAAAAACAATCTATTAGAAAAAATCAATTAATTACTGTAAATGGAGAACCCATTTCTAAAGATGAATTAATAACTAGAAGTGAAGAATGGAGTGAAATTCAAGAAAAGTTCTTTAGAAAAATGCTTAAACAAGGTGGAACATTTAAAGTAGCAGGGATAAAATATAAAGTAGAATTAATTGAAAGAAGTGATCTAGATTCCAATGGAAACAAACCAGTAACAGTACCACCATTACCAGGTGAAAGAACATTTTAATATGGATCATTTAATCTCAAATAGTTATAGAAAAGATATAGAACATATCCATAGTAATAGAGTATGGGGTGGATCTAATGTATCCAAAACAAAATTTATATATAAATATGCTTTAGAGTATAATTGTGATTCTATATTAGATTATGGATCTGGAAAATCTGATTTTAAAATATCTTTAGATTCATCTTATCCAAATCATACCTTTTTAGTAAATGAGTATGAACCTGGAGTTCCTAAATTATCCCATGATCCCTTAACTAGTGATATGACTGTATGTTTAGATGTTTTAGAACATATAGAACCAGAAAAATTAGATAATGTTTTAGAACATATTAATCAAAAAACAAATCAAATCTTTTACTTTTCTGCTTGTTTAGTTCCATCCCATAGTAATTTCCCTGATGGAAGGAATTTACATTTAATAATAGAGAATAATGATTTTTGGTTAGATAAACTTTCAAAATATTTTACCTTTAAAGACTTACATAATACAAAAAACCATGTTTGGGGGTTAGGAATTAAAAAATAAAAAATATGTTAGTAGAAATATCAAACGGAGAATTACTCGATAAAATTTCAATTTTAGAGTTAAAATTACTTAAAATTGAAGACGAAGAAAAATTAGTAAATATTCAAAAAGAATTTTATACCCTAAACCCTTTAGTTCAGGATTTATTTGAAAAGCATGATGGTCAATTACAAAATCACTATCTTGAATTAGCTAAAATTAATGGTGAACTTTGGGATATAGAAGATTGGATTAGGGATTGTGAACGTGAAAAGAGATTTGATAAAGAGTTTGTAGAATTGGCTCGTTCTGTTTATATTACCAATGATAAAAGATGTGAAGTTAAAAAAATAATAAATTTAATAACTTCATCAGGTTTAGTAGAGGAAAAATCATATAAAAAATATTAATGAAACATTTAGAAGAAACACCTTGGTGGATATGTGATGCAGATGATGAAAATTATTGTGCCTATGTAGATACTGACTCTAATTATTTTAATGCTGAACCCTTACTTCTTAAACTATATCCTAATTTCGAAGAACTATCAGCAGAAGAAAAAGATGATATTCTAGAAAAAATAGCAATGAAATACCAGGATGTAATCAATGAAGATTATGATAGATTAGCTAGGGAATGTTTTAATGTAACTGAACATAGACTTGAAATGAAAACAGAATGTGTTATTCGTTCAGCTTATTTTAGAGCAACTCGTCGTTATGCTCAGTGGATCACTAAACAAGAGGGAATTGCTAAAGAATCTTTAGATATTAAAGGTTTAGAGTTTATGAAGGCAAATTTTCCACCTATTTTAGGGTCCTTTTTTAATGATATATTACAACAAGTATTAAAAGGTGAAGAAAAGGATAGTGTTTTAGAACAAATCAAAACATTTAAAAAATCAATACTTGATGGTTCAATCCCCCTTGCTAAATTAGGTAATCCTTCAGCCATAAAGAAACTAGAAAAATACTCAGGTAAAAGTACTAGAGCAGGAGAAATGTTTACTGAAATCCTTAAAGGAGCCCCAGCACCTGTTAGAGCAACTGTTCGTTATAATGATTTATTAAGGTTATGGCAGTTAGACAAAAAACATAACTTAATTACACAGGCAGATAAAGTTAAATTTATATACTTAAAAGATAACCCATATAAAATTGAAGCTTTAGCATTTCAAGATCATGATATACCTGAGAAAATAGCAGATTTTTTAGAAAGATATGCTGACAGACAGAAAGTATTTGATTCAATACTATTAAATAAATTAGAAGGGTTTTTTAGCGATTTACAATGGTCTTTAGATTTAAATCCTTACACAAATGCATTAGCATCCTTTGAGATATAAAATAACATTCGTATATTACAATTATGATAAATAAAACAACACTAACATCAGTCATTTCAAAATATTATTTAAACGGACTAAATAATCAAGTAAAATGGCGTATTAAAGATAACCAATTAACAGTTTATGCTGGTGATAATGGTAGAGTATGTAAGGTAATACATAATAATTTTAATCTCGAGGATGCAGAATTAGGTGTATTTGATACTCATAAACTTAGTAAATTACTTTCTATTACTAATGGAGAATTAAGTATTTCACTTGAAAAAATTAAGGCTGTTTATACTAAAATGAATATAGCTGATTTAAATTTTGATTTAACATATTCATTAGCTGATATTCTAATTTTAGGTAAAAATACTTATTATGAAGATCCTGAAGAATTTGAAATACAAATTGATTTAACTAGTGAAGATATTACACATTTAATTAAAGCAAAAAGTGCTTTAGCTGATGTGAATAATATGTTAATTACCACAACTACAGATTTTGATGGTATAAATATATGTGAAATTATATTTGGTGATAACACTGGATTTTCTAATAAGATTACTTACCAACTTAGAGGTAGAATTACTAAAGGAGATATCCAAATACCATTTGATTCAGATATATTTAAAGACATATTAAATGCTAATAAAGATATGGAGAGTGGCACAATAA